GCCCCAGCAATGGAACACATAATTGATGATAGTGGCCTTTTGTTTCTCAATCATATGTGCCCTTGGTGGAGCCAGCTGGAGTCGAACCAGCGTCTTACTTAGATACCCTCTCAGGTCATCAAACAAATTCTTTACATATATTTATGTCTTACTTCATTCAGAGGTTCGATCCAGCGATCTTTAGTCTCTCTAAACAATACTGGTTCTTCATTCTCCACTGCCATGATAATCACAATATCATTTACTGGAATTCCTGTTCGTTCTTCGTAAGCATGAGCATAGAAAGCACCCTGCATAAAATAGCTATGACAATGATCCCAAATTTTGATTCTCTTAGAAGTTTTATAATCAATAGCGGACAGTGCTCCGTCAAACTCTGCGATTAGGTCAGTTCTTCCAGCCAGTTTGAGCTCATCAGAATATAACGCACCTTCTACACAATGAACATTATCAATCCTATCAATTAGTGGAATTATAGACTGAAACATCTCAACTGCATCTGGTAAAACTCCCTCTAGATGATCCTCTTGATTTTTGATATAGGACTCAGCGATATTGTGAACGCGGGTGCCTCTGCTCGACGCTTGGCGGGAGATTCTATTGGCCTCTTCCGCTCCAACACGCTCTCGCCACTTCTGTATACCAGCTTTGGAGAGGTTTGATAGAAGTGCGGTGATTGATATATACTTATTCCCATCGGGTGTAACATAGTGTCGTTTCCCTTCAATATTTTCAGTTTTTAAATCTAAGAGACTAGAAGCATAATGATTAAATTTTTTCATAATATATTTTTTAATTTCTCAATGGTGCCACGACATCGTGGCTTTCGGTTGTTCCTTCTTTATTTCTTTTAGTTTATCGGTCATCCACGATGGTGGCTTTTTAGTATGTCCGGGCGATGATATATTATCATACGCAAACGCGGTAGGTGTTGAGCCCGGCACTTGATCAATCTTTCCACCACACACAACAGACTCATCCATACCTACATCTTTCTCACAAGGAGATTTAGTAGGCTCAGCTCTTTTAGCCATAGGTAGGAAATCCTCAAATTCATTTCCACATTTTTCACATCTATAATCATACGTTGGCATTTATTCCTTTCGTATACCATTCTGGTGTTCCACTATGCTTCCACACAGCAAAATTATTCTTCTCTTTTATATAGTATTTCCTGTAAGCCTTTACTACATCATCATCTTTGCAATGGTCTGGCATACATAGAGGGGGGTCAGTCCAACCATTGTCTTTAATATTCTTTGGTGCAATTTCTAGAATCTTACCAAGTTTATCCCACGACTTGTGAACCTTGAACACATCACGACTATCATTTATTAAACCGAATCGTATAGAGTATTCTGCACTCAACATTCTAAACAATCTAAACAACCAATCATAATGTTGTTTAGAAGAACGAGTCCAGATTGTACTAGGGTGGTTTTTATGTGCAATTTTGTAAAGGTCTGGATGGGCATCATCTTCATCAAGCACTCTATGAGCAGTTGATAACATCTGTGCGTATTCTAGTATCATCTTAACGCAATGTTTATCACAATGCATTTCCGCACAATCGTCTGGGCGTTTATCTAAGTAAAATATATTCATAATTAATCTTCTGCTAGTGCGGTTGATACTTCTTCAATCAGTCCGGCCTCATTTTTTGCAAAGGAATACCCAGCAGAATAGCTTTCATTCACTAATTCTGTTAGTGCCTTAACAGTATCTGCTATTTCATAACTATCAATAGCATGTTCAACTATCTCAGTTAGTCTTTCTTCAATCGTTGTCATAATCAATCTCAATTATAGAGTTGAGTGAGGACGGCTTTCCCCACTCTTCACCTACCATTATACAGGTTTATTAAGAGCTTGTCAAGTCTTTTTTGCCTTTTTTCGCGCATGATTGAAAAAAATATGTGTATCAATCTGTGCTGTTTTACGGCGTGGGTCTGCCCATCTCGGACTACTAATATAATCCGCATGATAATGGGTTGCTCCATCCGTTATGTCCATCAAGTCAGGAGTTAATAATACATACCTAGCAACTTCTTGTGAATCTTTCCACATTGAACCACTAGTGGGTGGTACATCCAATTTACCATCACAATACCAACTAAATTGGCATCGGTTTTTTACTGGTAATCCAGACTTGTAATGTCTCCCTTGATAAACAACTTTACAGACGGTATTTGGATACTGTGCTGAATTCACACGATTCATAGTAACTTGTGCTACTGCTAATTTTCCAGCAGTAGATTCTAGTGCTGCTTCAAAATATATGTTTTTTGACATACACTCTAATTCTTCTGGATTTACCAATTGTACAACTGATGGCTTTTCATCTGTAGTCTTTGTTAATGGAGCCAGTATTGTTGCCTGTTTGTCAGATATTGGTGGAACCCAAATTTTAGTTGTGGAGCCCGAATTTAACGTAGCAGACCACAGCGTAATCAGCCCTATTAGGGCAATGAATATTTTCATATTCCTCTTTTAAGTGAGTTTGGATTAAGCACGATAGTCCATTGCTTAAACTTAAATAGGAGAGTTTCGGCCACGGCGGGGAGCTCTGGCAATGTTGCCAGTTTCCCATAATTTGGGGGAGTATAAGGAGTAATCAAAATCAGAGTACCATTTAATTCCATCTAGTGTAGTGGAAAATTTTGACATGGTACTATTCCAATCCATAGTAAATTGAAAATTATCTTCCTTAGCAAGAACAACCGAAACTTGTATCGGTATTCCGCCCTTCATTTCCAATTGCCGTAGTTCAGCTTCTACAGTTGTTTCAACATTGTCTGTAGTAACTTTGGTTAAATTGACTATTCTCTCTTCTAAACTTTTTATCATGGTAATAGATTAGGAAAAGTTTCTTTTACTAGGTTGAAAGTTAATCCTCTGCATTTTAGTTTTTTATCCTTCACTTGCAGAAGAAGTTCTACTTCAGAAGGATGTATACCTTCTAAAATATCTGTAAATGCTTTTTCTCTTTTCATGTCAGTCAAATTTTTGGGGGATTGACCTTCAACAAACAAATACAACTTTCTAATATGAAAATGTAGATAAGTTGGATTTGGCTCGTCTGTGTCTCCTTGAAATTTGACTATGGGGGGTGCCCCCGGCGGTAAGAGAAACTTTATATTTGGATCGAATGCTGCTTTTAAAATCTGTTGAAGTGCAAAGCAATCATATTTTAATAATAGTTCTTTCTTTTGTTTTTTGGTGCGTGCTACTGCAATCTCACCAAAAACTCTTGGTAAACTAGTTGTCATAATTAAAACTCGTCAATTACATCCATAAGGTTTTTCAATCTATTATCAACAAAATAATTCCAGAGTTGACTTCTATCACCAGCTTCTTGATTATCGTATTGATTTACTATATTTATACGAATTGATTCTGGAGTCTCCCTCAAATCAACCATTGTCTTGTTTCTATGGTAGTTTCTGAGCATGGCTTCATTACAAAATTCCTCTGGTTTTTTACCTCTCCATAGTTCCATCTTCTTCTTGGTTACAGGAGTTTGGCGTTTTCCTTCAGTTATAAGAGTATCATCGGAAGAAAGGATGTTAGGAACACCATCACCAGCATCACCTCTAATGGTCTTATCATACAGAGATTCTACAGGATCACCCACTATAAACTTTTTCTGAAGTGGCGACCATTGTCTCACTCCTTGATACTTTTGTAACTGAATAAAGTCTTTATCACTAGAAAGTATCAGAGTAGGATTTTCTTCACAGTGGTCAACAAGAACACCAATAATGTCATCAGCCTCTGCAGTATCTACATGCATGACTTTATATGGAAAGTATTTAGTGAGCTCTTCTCTCATTTCATGTAATAGTTCAAAAAGAGTTTTCCAATCCGTAGGGTCATTTTCTCTGTTTTTCCTACGATTTGCTTTGTACTCTGGAAATACCTTCTTTCTCCAATTATCTTTACCATCACAACAAATAACCATATCTCCAAAATCTTTTGCAAATTTATTACGAAACAATCTGATTGAATTGAGTATCGTGTGCCTTAACAGATCTTCTTCCACAACTGGCTTACCTCTGCCCATAGCCATAAAAGAACCAATCACAGTTTGACTATAATCAAGTAGTATCATTTTTTTCCATCTCTATTCGCATTTTAATGGATTCAAGAAATTGATTCCATTGATTCATTCGCATATCCCAATTGTAAAAAGTGTCAAAATATGTTTTCTGTAAACTCAACAAAACTTCTGTCTCATCTTTTCTATAAGACTCAATAGCTCTTCCAAGAATATGTGAATGAACCGCAATATGTTTCTCAGGGTTCGGCTCATATCCATACATCCAAGCAAAGTTGGCACAAGTCTCTGGAAGGGCTCCAAGATTAGGACACACTACCATACACTTTGCACTCATGGCTTCAATCGCTGAAATACAAGAAGTTTCCATATAAACGGATGGATATGCCATTATGTGATTCTTGGTAAGTTCTTCTCTAATCTGGTCATTAGATACTGTGCCATGATAATTGACACCATCCATTTCTTGAGCAGCTTTATATACATGGCGATATTGTTCATCCATGTGAGCACGGTCATATATCTTAAAACTAGAAAAGATATTCAGTTCTGCTGATTGAACTTCTTCAGATTTATTGTTTTCTTTGAGATGTCTCCAAGCACCAAGTAAAACCTCTAATCCACGATGAGGTGTACTCATATAAACACAAGAAATTTTGTCTTTGGGTTTTTCATGTTTTGGAATAGGTTCTATGGCGTGTTGAATAACAACACCATGATCGTAAGGAAGACCAAGATAAACTCCATACTGATACTGTTGCCAATTACTCACAAAGATTATCTTTTCAAAGTCTAGCATATTCTTATGTTCTTTAAGAAATGCAACTTCTGGATCTTGGGCAAGGTCATGAGCCCAAAACAGTCTTGGTTTATCTTCTAATTTTCTTTTACGAGAAGCAACCCACTGAAAGTAATCTTTTAGTTCTGGATCAATACGAGAAAATAACCACTTCTGCATAAGTTCAGTACCACCTGCTGCTTTAGGGGTTTCTTCTGGAGCAAAATCACTTTCACCGAAATCAATTTTTAATGTCATAATATCCTTTTTTTAATTTAATAAAATATCCTTTATCTCTATACCCTGAATCTTACCTTCTTGAATAAAACTTGTAATAGGAATCGGAGTAACAACATCATCTTCTCCTTTTTTGAAAAGAGAAAATTGACCAACAATCTCTGCCGCGTCATTGTGATTTAAATCATACACAAATGAAGTATCATCATCAGAACTCAAGATTAGTTTGGCTTCTCTGATTGCAGGCTTATCAATACCTTCTCCACCTTCTGCTTCAGTTAGTCCTTGATCAAATCTTGCGATAATTGCTATGAGTCTTTTTAATAAATCGTTTTCCATATGTTCCTAAGAAGTTCAATGTGATTGGTGACACTTTGGATATCAGTTTTCATAGTATGAGATGCATACTTTGTTAAACACCTAGCTGAAGAACTACATCATCTAAATGTGGAGAGAAAGCGTATGCCTACGATTACCCACCAATCACACTTTAATCGTTATCTCTATTATACCATAGAAATATTTATCTGTCAAGAGAGGCCAGGGCGCAAGAACCCTGCTTGACGCCCCCCTTAAATGTTTGAATCAAATTGCTTGTCAGTTATGGCTATCGTTCCAGACTTTTTAGGAACATAATTTGAAGAACCTCTCTCTAATCCATACTCAGATTCATCCATTTCTCTTGTCCAGACTGCAGAAATATCGGGGTAAAACACACCCTCAGACCTCTTAGGAGTTCCATCATCGTAATATGCCATGCTAACACATCGTGGTATAACTTTTGTAAGTTCATCTTGCCCAGAGAAGTAACTAATAAAATCACCAGACTTTAGATAATATTCAAGATCTCTAATATATACTTTCTTATGGTCTGCCGCATTAGATGCCTTCTGTGCTTCTTGTGAAGAACTCGCCCGACTCCGAGCGATTTTGTTATATTCTAAAACCAAATCTTTTGAGTGTTTAATCCACTCTTTGACATTCTTGAAAGAATACTTGTCATCATCGGGAAGGGCCAAAACAGACTCTGCTATATTCTTATAATCTGCAGGTTTCTTCTTAGCCCGCATTACAGCAAGACGAGCTCTCATCTTCTCTCTTGCTTCTTCAGAGATTTCACGTTTCTTCTTGAGGGGTTTTAGTTTTTCACGTTTTACTACTATCTTTTTTTTAGCCATTATACTATCTCGTAAAGGGTGTATTTCCAAGTTATCTCTTCATCGGGCTCTATATCTCTTATAGCACCTATCCAAGAATTGTCATTTTCTAATTTTACTTTAAAACAGTTTGGTGTATCTGAATGATTCCCAAACCCACCAAGCGGTGTGCGTGTAATACCATCTGGATGATTATCATTAATAACATGAACAATACCAATATAAGTTCCAGCTGGTATTTTTTTAGTAGCAAAAAGACCTAACCCAGCAATGGGGGATTCTCTTATTGTTACATAATCTGGTAATGGTCTATACAATGGATACATTTTATTTTTCAGTTGGAGTTGGTAATAATATATTCAATGGAAATTTAGAAGCATTATTTCCTCTCATGTCTGAAAACTTTTCACACGTTATCCATACAAGTCCGTGCTCATCATTATTGTACAATCTCACATAATAGTCTTTGGGAAAGGCTTCATCTATTTGTCTATAGAGTAGAGGATGATTTTCGTAGAACTCCCAACACAATTCCTTACTCTTGAAATGCTGGTCAATCTGTGCACTCAACGAAAATGTAAAAAGAATTATTGATACCCACATAGTCATTATTCAGGAAAATTTAATCCTTTTTCTTCCATATTAAAATGTAATCGGTCACGAACAAGTTGTAATATGCCGTCTTTGTCTTGTTCATATTTGATTTTGTTTCGGATGAACTGATCTATATCCAAAACAAGTAATGCCCAATCCATTCCTTTTGAGGCTGTATCATACTCTTCTTTATCTTCTGGTAAATTATATTCTAGTATTGCTTTCATTTCTTCTTTCTTGTATCGTTTTCTCTTTCCAGTACTTACGAGGATTGCCACACATATGACAACTACATAGTGCTGGTGTATGTGCTTTTATACCTATCATTCGGGGC